TTCTAATTGCTTAACCTGTTGACGAAGGTAGATTAGTTCGTTGTCGCCCTTAATCTTGCGCGTGTCGCCGTTTTCTACTCGGTCAACGTGAGCAATTACGGTTTGGCGGTGAAGTCCTAACTCGCGGGCGGTTGCCGATACGTTTCTGTCGTTGCGGCAAAACGCTTCGTATACGTCTTGCGATATTAGGTTTTTAGGTCTTCGGTCTGTCATAAGTTGATGGCTCAAACGTGGTTAATGCTTGCGCTAATAGATGCGCGGTCGAGTCGATAAAGACTTCATCGCTGCACAGTTCGTGATAACCCGCAATGTCGGTTATGCAATGCAGCAATTCGTGAACGAATGTCTGTTGCCTGTTCGACCCCTTTAACGATCCGATGATTTCGATGCGATAATCATTCGGCAAATACATTCCGACACAGTTTTTACCGTGTTTCCACTTCTTAACGGGAACCGTTACAACCTCGATTTTATGCGCTGCGACCATAAAACTTGAAGGAATGCCGTCGTTACGTCGTGCCATGTAACCCCCGCATATATAGTCGTTGTTCGTCGAGTCGACGCTTAACCAATCCCGGCAGTACACGACCGCCGCCCTTGGTCCACTTCATAAATTCCTCGGCTGCACCTTCGTAGTCGCCGCGATTGTGTTTCATGCGTAGCGTTGAACGTTGCAAGTTTCCCAAGCCGACGTTAAACGAGAAACTTACCAGTGCGTCAAATTGGCCTTGATGATTAGTAGCAGAAGGGCAATATCGAACCACGCCGCGCTCAAATCGCGCAAGGTCCGCAACAAGTAAAGCGTTAATTTCGTCATTGCTCCATGTCCGATTATCTTCTGACAGTAGCGGATACTGTAGCCTATCGGATACGGTCAGTTTTGCTTGCTCCGGGTACAGCACATGGCCCACGCCCACGGTGTAAAGTTTGGCCGGGCATAGGTAAACGCGATTTCTTACGCCTTCATGGTGGCGGATCATTGCGATTGCCGCCGGACTAACTTTCATTTTTTCTGAAATGCTTGTGATCCAAACCAAAACGCAATAATGGACGACAGGATAATCATTTCGTCATCGCCGAAGACGTTTTCCATTGCCTCGACAAAAGGAATACCGGTTGAGTAGGCATACCATACGCCAGCCACGTTTAGTGCGACCAACTCCAGCACGAAAATATACGTGACGATTGGTCGGACGCTGGCGCGAAGATTGATGATCCACTGCGACGCGCCCTTGCCAATTTCCATGTCGTGCTGATACAGCGCAACGCGTTCCTCGGCGGCTGTCTCCATGGCAATTTGTTCGGTCTTTATTTCCTCGACGCGGGCCTGTGCGATAAATCCTTTTTCGGCAAGTGCTAACTCGCGTTCCTTTTGCGCCATTACTAACGCTAGTTCGTGCTTCTTGTCTTGCTTTTCTTGGAAGATTTGCAGAATTTTTGGCAAGCCGCCAGCAAGGAAAGATAAGAATGTCGATAATAACGTCGTCATTTGGCGTGCCTCACTTATCCCGTTTGTTCACTAGGTCGAACAGGGTTTTTATCTTGTCTTCCAGCACTGCAACCCGTAAGTCGAGTTTGGATAGGACGATGATTAGCGTAATCAGTGCGAGTATGACCGGCCATGCACGCGTGAAAATTTCGAATAGTTCCATAGCCGCCCCCCATCGTTTAGCGTCGCTCTAACACTCGGTCTAGTTTTGTTTCGATGCTCTTTAGTCGTTCGGTTTGACTCGCCATCTGCGCCTCAATCACGGCAATGCGCCGGTCGGCTTCTGGCTGAATCTTGACCGCCTCGACAACTTCCAGACGTTTCGAAATTCCTTCTAATCGTTCCGTAATCTGGCCCATGGCATAGACCAAACCAAATACCAACGCTACGTCGAGGACTAGCGATCCGGGCGGAACCTTAAATTTCGATACGTCCATAAGTTATTCCTCAATCAAAACGGCAAAGGTCTTTTTCAGATACGGCCACGGGTCGATTTGGAACACATACCCACCCGGTCCCGGCAACGAAATACTAAATTCTGTTGACGCTTGATAGACTTCGTAGCGATCCGGCAACGTGACGTTAATAATCGCGTTGTCGGGTAATCCGGTAATCGTCACCGTGTTTCCGTCGACGGTATGCGTAATGCCGGACGGCTGCTTGTCAACAAACTCACTGCCGTTCCAGTAGGAATTAGCCGCGTTTGCCGACTCGCATTCGATAAATTCCGCGCCATCCGGCTTCGGACGTAGCGGCAGTAGTTCGGGTTCGCACGTAAAAATGCCGACAATGCGACCGTTTGATGCAACTGTGGCGTATCTCATCGTTTGAATTCCGTAACGACGCTGATAATGTCTTCATAAATGTAGGTCGTGCTTCCGCCTAGCGTCGGCTCGACTTTGATGTAATAGGTCGTGCTGCCCGATGACGGCGTGTCCATGTATTGCAATGGCACGCGATACGTGCCGCCCGATGCAAGACTCGTAATCGGAATGTCGACCAGCAAAGTTGACCCGCGATAAATCTTGTAGATGTTAATTAGACTTCCGGTCGCCAGCGTAAACTTAAACGTCAAGTCGCACCGAATCAGCATATTCGTGCTGCCGGTCGCAGTAATCGTAATGGTCGACAGCGTATTGTCGACGCCGCTGTTGGCGCTGGTTAGCGTTACGTCCGACGGAAGGTCTGTGGCGCTGGCGGTAATGGCATTGCTGGCGACGCTATCAGTAAGAATGATGCCGCCGTTAACAGTTAGGTCCGAACCATCCCAACGGATATTTTTCCCGCTGGAGTTTCCAAATGAGAATTTCGGCGTACCGCTATCGTTGCCGATGTAAAAGCCGGTTCCGGTGTTGTATGCGGTTTGCCCGGAGCGAATAAAGCCGCCCGACGGCAAAACGATAGTACCGGCAGTGATGCTGCCCAAGTCGGCGCTAATCGCGGCAAGGTTAGTAACGCTGATTTTCGCGGCAGTGACCGCGCCCGCGCTAATCTTGTCGGCGGTGATGGCGTTGGCTGAAACCTTGTCGGCTGTGATTGCGCCGTCTTCGATCAATACAGAGTTTGACGCACGAATGATTCGCACGTCGTCTACGTAGCACGTACCGCCGCTAATGTCGGAAACAACTTCCACTTTGACGTAGTACACGCTCGACGGAACAGTAAACGTACCGCTAGATTTCGTGTAACTCGTATTGCCGACAGCGACGGCATTTCCGGCTTGGTTGCTAACCTCGACGCCGGATGCGTTTAGCCCTGTTAAACGGACGTATGATCCGTTGCCACTTGCGCCGCTGTATTTAATCCACGCTTCAACATAGAACACTTCGCCGGGATTGGTCGAAACGATTTGCTGATTTCGCAATGCCGCTGGCGAAGTAAACGTCGAAGACGCATACCAAAAGCCGGATCGCGCGACGGACGAATTGTAGTTAATCGACCAGTTGCCTTCGAGATTCCAGCCGACGTTACCATCTTCAAAGCCGGGGTTTTTAGCCTGTACGCTAAAGTCGCCGATAGCAATTTTGGTTGCCGTTACGGAGTTTGCGGCTAGTTCGTCCGTACTAATTGCACCGGACGCAATTTGACCGGCTGTAATACTGTTCGCAATGATCTTCGAAGCGTCCAAAGTTCCGGCGGATATGCGGTCGCCGTCGATACTGTTGGCCGTCATCTTGGCGGTTGTGATCGCGCCGTCGGTTATCTGCGTGCCGGTAATCTGTCCCGACAAATCAGTTGTCGCAACCGACGCGACATAAGACGAACCATTCCAACGATACAACTTGCCATCGGACGTATTAAAAATAGAATTTGTCGACTTCGTGCCGGGAACAGAAGAAACGATTGTTACCGGCTCAATGCTCGACGCGAACGCTGCCGTTTGTAGCGTGCCAGCCGTAATATCCGCGCCGCTAACCGCTGCCGTCCATGCGGACCCGGTGTAGCGATACAACTTGTCGTCGGTCGTTAGGAATACGATTCGGCCCTCGAAAAGATTGGTCGACGGCAATGATCCGACGATTTCGTATCCAACTTTGTTTTTGGATGCGCTAAAGGTCGCCGTGTACGTTACAGCGTTATACAGGACCGTAAAGGTAAGCGATCCGGTATCACCCGACATGGCCGTGATTCGGTAAAAGCCTTTTGGCTCCCCGCTAACCGGCGTATTGGTCGAAGTATTGATTGTTCCTGTAACGCCACTACTGGCCGAAGCGGAAAGCGTGGCCGATGCGGTCACGTCAGTTGCTCCGCTGTACACAGTCAAATAACCGGATGCGTCGGCGTAACTTGGCACGCTGCCGTCGGCATAGGCGTTTAACTGAACCGCTGTGCGACTTAAAACAATCGACACAGAGTTAGTGCCATTAGTACCGGCTTTTGCTTTGCCGACGGTAAATACCTTGGTAACGGTTACGCCACCATAAGTCGCCGACATGGTGAATTGTCCGGTATCGGCAGTTAGTGACGTGACGCGATAGTAACCAATCGGTTGACCGCTAACCGGCGTGTTCGCGGCAGTGTTTAAATCGCCATCGCAATTTACTTCGGAAACGATGGCAAAGGTCGTGCTGGCCGTAACGTCCGTTGGGCCGCTAAACAACTTAAACAAGCCGACCGCATCAGCATAACTGCTAACCGTGCCGGACGAATCCGCCGGTACTAGCGTTGCTTCGTTGGTCAGGTAGCCGTTGAGCGTGGCAATTTTGCCGGACGACGACAAACCAGCACCGGATGGTGTCGGGTCGGATGTGCCGCCAGTAACGCCATAGTACGACTGAACCCAAAAATACCGTGTTGCGGTATCGGTGCGCGGCACGCGTAATTGCGTATCAGCGCCTTCGTAAATTTGCGTGGCCGACGAAAACGGCGTCGATGCTGTGTATTGAAATACACGGTACAGAATGCCGGGAACACTGTTAGACGGTGCGGCCCATGACAGCAAGATGGATTCGATTTCTTGCGTTGCCGTAAACGACTGCGGCGAACCGGGCGAGTAAGTCGCCGGATCACTCACCACGACGGATGCCGGGGTTACATACGTACCAGTCGACGGGTCGCTGTAATCGCTTGACTCTGCTTCAATCAATGTTAGTTCGATGGCCGGTTCCGGTCGAAATTTCCAACCGATACAACGCACGCTTTGATTGGTCCAGCCGACTTCGGCAATCGTGACCGTTCCAGTTTCAAACGGACGTATTTTGTAGGCGTTCAGACTGCAAACGACTTGCACTGTCTTTTGTCGGCGCGATTGGCGCGACAGAATGATGGCGTTACGCTGCGCTTCATACTGGTTATTGCACGCCGGGAACGCGACTTCGGTATAGATGCGTTCGCCGTCTTCCGATTCGTATGTCGAGTTTAGAATCGGCTCGAATTCTACCGGCTGATAATTGCGGTCCTTGTCAACAAACTGCCCACGAACGGCGTTGTAATAACCTTCGCGCTTGCGGCTCTGCGCCGTCTGGACCGTCACCTGTCCAATAATGTCGTCTTCGGTAATCGTAAACGCCGAAGATGACCACGCGCCCGCTGCCATGCGCCACTTGCCACCGGAGTAGTAGCACGCGCCCATCATGGCCTGTGTCAATGCTTGAATGTTGTTCTCGAATTCGGCGGTCGCTTCCAACACTAAATTACAGGTATACCGCTTTTGCGTCGTCGACCCCGGAATGGCTACGTTTTCGTCGCAGATATTCGCGGCTGTTACAACGGACGCCCAATCGACTCGGCTTCCGTCCTCGCTCAACCCATACGACGCCATGAGATAGTCGGCAAGACACAATGCCGGGTTAGTCGTGTACGCGGCGTAACTTGAGTTTGTCGGATTCGCACCCGGTGACGTGTCCAGTCGCGGGTCGTAACACTTCTTGCCCTGCACGATACAGGTAACGTCTGGTTTGCCGTTGCGGTATACCTCTTGGTCGAAAGTATATTGCAACGCCAAATACGCGATACCGCGTCCACGATGGTCGGAATCCCACTCCGTAATCGCGGCGTTTAGGATGCTGTCGACCGTTTGCGTCGATGTTCCGGTGTATTTGCGGACAGATGCTTTACCGGCAAAACTGCTGCCGGTGACGTTACCGCTTCCGTCGAGCGTCAATGCTTCGTCGTTAAAGTAAACGGTGTTTATCGCGTTGACTTCGTGTCCGACCAGCGCCAACACTTGATGCAGATATTCGCCTTTCGATCCGGTCACAATCGCCGGAATGACGTTCATTCCAGAAATCTTGTTTTCGCCGTAGACAATGCGACGCGGTGCAACCGTATCGGAATATTCTACGTCGGGCGGTCGTGATGTGGCGCGTGGAACCTTCGGCCCCAACGCTTGCGAAACCTTCATCAAAAGCAAGTTGCCGCCAATGTAGACAATGGCGTTAGCGGCCACCATTGCGGCAACCGTGGCTGCGGCAGACGTGCCGCCGAAAACCACCAACAGGAAGTTTGTTACCGCACTTACAACTGGAGCCATTATTTAACCTTCCAACTGCAAATAGCCTGTTCCATGGGTACGTGAGCAATGCCGGTTTCGCCAACCGTCACGATCCGATCACCGACGCAAATACCTAGGGTTTCGCGTCCTTCGTTGTTAAACAGCACAACGTCGCCGCGCTGTGTATACGCTAGGGATATACACGGTTCGCCTAGCCAATCCTTCACGGCTTCCTGAATGGACCCGTGCGAATTGATATAGGCTAGTGCGGACCGTTCGTCGTGATACATTTCTGCAAGACGTTTTGCGTAGTCGCTGCCGGTCATCGCGTCGACGACACGCGCCGAAAACAGGCAACAATCGTTTTTGCCGTATGCAAATGTTTCGGTACTAACTTGCTCAATCGCCGCAAACAAGCGGTCGACCCAATCTTCGTGTCGCATTAGAACGGGTCCAATCGGAAGTTAGGATCGTACGGACGACCGCCGCCACCACTAAAGTTCGTCGGTTTGTCGCCCCATGTCGCTTTATAGCGTGGGATGAATTGCGTTAGGTTAAAGAATGTGTCGCCAGCAAATGCTAGGCGCTGGTCTTCATCCGTGAACCTTGCTAATACCGGCTCTTTTCTCAAACGGTATTCGCAAGATAACGAAATGACCGCGCTGTTTTGGTCCATGCTAATTGACATGGTGTCCATGCGGCCCGACCAGATTTCTTCGGGGTCGGCGACAAAGTTTAGGTTTTGATCCAAAAACCCGACATAAAAGGTTGCCGGTCGTCCCTGATAAACTTCGTCCATCACGATAGGAACCAGCGACGTATCGACGCCGGACAACGTGACTTTGATTCCACGGGCTACGGTATCAATGTTTTCGTCGATAATGTCGAACGAACCGTATTTGCCAACGCCCAAGTACGTATTACCGTCGAAGGTAACGCTACCAACGCCGTCGTGGACGTAGACCGTACCGGAATCGAATTCCAGTTTCGCCATCGTAATAATAAAAAGCGACGCCTTCGCCGCTTCCGTTTGGTTCGTGTTGCTAACCCAACGCGTCATTAGGCTATGTCCTCGACTAGATCAATCGTCATTTCTGAAAGCGTGCCGGGTCGTGTCGACCAACTGCCCGCATCCTCGGCCAACAGGAAACGCCCCATGGGGTTACGGAACACGACTGGCGTGTTATCCGCTGGCGACGTGCGTAACGTCGGCTCGAACATGATGTAACCCGCGCCGCTGCTATCGGAATTTAGGTCGGCGGTCAGTCGCTTTAGTTCGCCGTTAATCTCGACCCAATCGCCCGCACGGGCCAATCCGTTTGTCGAAGTCGGCAAGCCGTCGATGTTCAACGCGCCGCCAGTTTGCGATCCCCCCGCCACTAGCGCACACCGGGACAAAGACGCCCACGAAAGAAACTGGAACGCTCCAGCCGCACGACCGCTGTAGTAGTCGTAGAAACTAACGTGCGTGGATGTACCGGACGCGGTGAAGTAGTCGGTATAGCGTCCGGCTGTTGTACGTACAGCGCCGTTTAATAGGGTAGTCCCACCTTGGGACGTGCCAGCCGCCGCACCGATACGGACGTTACCTTTTCCGGCCCCATAAACGGCCCGTATTGCGTATGGCGCACTGGCAACCGTGGCGGCTGCGGATTGGTAAGCGTAGGCGTCTGCCGTAGCCGCTGTGCGGGCAAGACGCAAGCCAAAGTGCGAGTCTGCCGACAGCGCGACTTCGGCGCTCGACGATGACCACCCTGTAGTCGCCACGACTGCGGCGTTATTCGTGATCAACTCGGGACAGGCAAACGAACCCGCAAACGAATAGCCCGGTTCGGTAAACCATAGGCGATTTGAGCGACCGCGCAACGCGGCCAGCAATGACAGCAAGCGTCGTCGTTTCTGATCCGACAGCGCACGGAAGGACAGCGTAGCGGCCCACCGATTACCGGGCCGGGAGTAAGTCTTAACCGCTCCCGAAAGCGGCGACGAATACGACGCGGTGTTGTCTAGGATACGCCACTGTATTTCGTTGGCGACTAAATCCGGCGGTAGTATGTAATCGGTCATCGCCCTATCCCATAACGTCGGTCTAGTTCATCGAATATGCGCCGATTGTTTTCGGCCATGATTCCCGGCAATGCCTTTTGCAAATCTGCCGTGGCCCCGCGTGCGTCGATGTTGTAAACCGGCGACACGGTTACGCCACCCATGGCGTGATTGGGAACAATGCTGCCAGATGTATTCGGCACGAACAATTCCGGCCCGCGTTCGCCGACCATGTACGGCGTATTGCCCGTGACAGGACCGCCCATGGCCCGCGCCGACAGCGTAGAAACGGCAAACTGCCCGATGCTACCGGCGATACCGCCAAATCCGCTCATATACTGGAAGAATTGGCGCAATAGATACGACGCCATTAGTTCCGCAATCATGCGACGGATCGCGTCGATAAATCCTTTAACCATGCCGCGTAAGCCGTTTTGGAACGGATCAAACAGGAAGTCGGCAAACGCGGTTTGTATACTGGATGCTGCTTGTTGGGCAAAGTTCAGCATCATATCGTCGGCCATGTTCATTTCTTCCAGCATATTTTGAACGCTGGATGCCATGGTTACGTCGGCTGCGGTGAATGTCGTGGAAAACAACTCGGGTATTTCTTCCAAGTCTTTTTTAAACGCGGCCATTTCTCGCGCCCGCGCTGCGTCGGCTTCGTTTACTTTGGCGCGTGCTTCCGCTGCGGCTTCGGCCCACTTCTTTTCAGTTGCCAGTGCCTTTTGACGAAACTTCCAGTCGTTTTCCATCGCGGTCGTTTCGTTAAAACTGCGACGCCCACGCGCCGCAAATCCACGGAACCCGCCACGGTTTCCGGTCAACTGCGAACGGTCAATGTCTGGACCAATAACGCCCATTTCTTGACCGATAGCCTTAACGCCTCGAAGCGCCTCGGCGGAAAACTCGACTACCTTGGCAAAGCCGGTAACAAGTGCTGCGGTAAAACTGTTGGCTGCTTGTACTAGCGTCGGGTCCTTTAACGCTGTGTTAAAGCGATCCAACGCTCGACGGCCTTCCTCGGTTTTCTTTGCGGCTTCGGCAATCTTGTTAAAACTACCGACCAGTGCCGCGCCAGTTAGCAATCCAAAAGCAAGGTTAATGGCCTTGCTAGTAACCTTCGCGGTCTTTTCTAGCGTCTTCATTCCGCTAGATACCGACTTTAGCGCCGCCTGTGTCCTATCGACTGCGGTAATGATTACTTGTGCTTGCGCCATTTGTCTTCCTGCTCTTGTGCTTCTAACTTACAGGTTGCGATCAGATAGGAAAAATCGGTTTCCGTCATTTCGAAAATATGTTCCGGTAGGACGTGCAGACGTAACGCCAATGCGTAAATCATCCTTAATTGCACGTCCTCAATTATTTTTTTTCGGCGTCCTCCACCGATACGGTTCCGTTGTTCATGGCTGCGACAATCGTAGCCATCACTTCCGGGTCGTATTCGTTGAGCAACTCGCGCCGTTCCGCATTGACGAAAATTCGTTTGCCGTTCTTATCCCGCGCCCGAACCAACAGCGTTACCGCCATTGCTTCTAGGTCCAACACGGTCGAATCGCCATGCTGTTTCGCCAGCAAAAAGATTTCGCGCCTTTCCGCCAGCGTCATATCCGGCCAGTAATAAACCGTGGTGTCCCACTCGGGAACCGGGATCGCAACTAGCGTTTCCGGCTTGCGCCGTTCAGCAAATTGCGATTTGGCTTTATCTTTCCAATCCATAAACCCTCAACTGTTAGGATGCTGTACCCGTCGTCAACGCGCCGTTACCGACGAAGTTGAACGAAATTTCGGTGATCGCGCCGCGCTGCACGTTACGCGTAATTTCCGTAACCAACGCATCGCCATAGTAGTACGTGTCGCCAGTCGTCGCGCCCTCGGGGTACAACTTTAACGCCACATTTGCGCCGGTCACAAAAGCCAACTGGCCGTTAGTGTCGCCTTCGTCCCAAAACGCGGTAACGCTACCGTTCCATGCGGTGATAGCGGTGACGTTGTACGTCTTCGCGGTATCCGACAGCGTGGTATCTTCGGCATACTCTGCCGTTTGCGTGAACGAAAATCCGGTCACTTCGCCGACCGTGTTTGCGCCAATCTTTACCAATCCTTCAGAGCCATGATGTGTTGCCATGTTTTTTGCCTCTCAACTAAACTGAAATTTCCGCGTTGTTTTCTGCGGTCCTATACATAACTCGAAATTGCATCCTAGCCGACCCAATCGGCGCATCGCCTGTAAAGTCGTGCGTAATTGTCGTGTCCGCCATGATGCAATCTTTAACCAGCCCGCTTAACGTGTTGTTAGCGCCAACGGCGTTTTCTACGTTTTTACAAAGCGTGTCTAACTGGTCGTCTAAATCTGCAAGTTTTCTCGCAACGCACTCGACCACGATAATTAGTTCGCGGGTCAGATTGCGCGGCGCGTGCAATGTCGTTTCGATGACGCTATCGGCATTCGTGTAAATCAATGCCGCCGTCGTCGTGTCTGCCGGTAACGGGTACACACGCGACGAAGAAATGGTCGATGCCACGTTTGCCGTGGTCAGGACGGATGCAAACGCTTCGCGGATTTGCTGTCTTACGTGCGCCATTATTCGGTCGCCTCCAGCCGCAAGCGAGTGATGCCAGTTCCATCGTTTTCGATGTTACGAATCGTGTATACGTCGTCGTCGATATAAAGCGTATCGCCCACGTAGGCACGGCACGGTAACGATGCGGTCGGGAAATGGAACGCCGGAAGCGTGCTGGCAAACTCCACGTCGGACACATTCACGCCGATATACTCGCGGTCGAAAATGCCCTGCACCGGGTAACGCTTGCCGCCGCTTTTGTAGATAGCGGCCACGCCCCAATCGGACGCGGCGCACATGGATGCGCGATCCGCTGCGGTTTCAACTGCCATAAGTGATACCCCACATAACCGACGTGGACGTTGGCCCGACTTTTTTAACGCTGCCGGTTAACTCTTGTCGAAATAGTTGGTCCCATGCCGAATACGGACGCGCCGACGGATGCAAGTTTTCGCCATCCCAATAGGTCGGATAGTCGGCTGCCGCAATCAACAAATACTTACGCGTTACGCGTTGTAGTTCATGCAACGCCGGGATTACGTCTTGCGGTAGCAAATGTTCGATTACGTCAATGCACGTAACCACGTCAAATGCGTTATCGTCGAACGGTAACGCGTGTATTTGCGCCTCGGTTATCCCGTAGCCGCACAATTCCGGCACGGCTTCCGTTCCCATAATCGGCGAAAATCCCATGTCGGCGGCTGCTTGCAGCAATTCGCCACGGCCACAAGACACGTCGAGAAATGAACCCGACTGGCCCTTTAAAGCGGCGACAACCGGCTGTAGCCGGTCAGGAAACATCCTGTAATCGGGATATTTCGCGTAAACCTGTCGGTATTTAAGTATTTCCTTTTGCCGGTCGTCCACGTTTCTTAACCTGTGTTTCGATCAAGTTAGAAACGGTGTCCAGCATCGACGGTTCCGCGACTGGTTCCGCGCCGTGATACGGGACCGCCATTCCTTTTGACGTTAGCCATAAGCCAAATTTGTCGTCGACTTCGACAACCCGTCCGGCTTCCAAGGTTCGGCCCATATACATACGGGACCGTCGCATTTCAACCTTCATACGCGGAAAATACCTTAATTAGTGTCCCTGATACAACTTTTACCCGTTCCGGCTGTTGCATTCGGTCGCGGACGTGCTGCCACGCACCAATCGCCGAAATGCCCAATTCCAGCCCTCGATCGCCTACCTTCGAATGCCAGTAACGGCGATTCTCCATGTAATTATCGCAACCGCACACGATGATTTCTTCGCACCCTAAATGCTCGGCAATCCATACGGCAGTGCCGCCAGAAAAGCCGAAGTCGGGACAAATGCCCGACCATATATCCGCTTGGTCCTTATGGTGCGTGACCAACGGGAACCCGTGGCCGGTCAGGATTGGGAACAGTTCCCGGTCCTGATACACCACGTAATCTAACGCCAGCAATAACGAATGCTGGTTGACGCCAATCCAAACCCCGTCGCGCTGGACGCGTGGCCGGACCCGTCGCAAGTCCGACAAAAGGGTGGGGCCACCACCCAAGACAACAGCACGTTGTCCTAGATGGCGGCCCCGGATTGATGCTAGATCAATCAAGATTGCTCCGATATTAGGTCGTCACAATCTCGTTACACTCGGCGAACGACTCGACATGGCGCACGGCGAAGTCGCAATCGTGGAACGCCACGATACGGACCGTACGGCGTTGCTGCCAGTGTACGGGTCAGCCATAAGGTCGATGCCCGACCACTGGCCGATCAGCAAGTCGCTCCACACGCCGAAGATCATGGCCGAAAGATTCGTGCCAGTACCCTTCGACAAGTCGGACGGGATTTGCTGCGACACCACCAACGGGTAACCGTAGATGCTGTTCACGTCCGGTCCCAACAGGAAGTTACCTTCAACGCCCGAAGACTGCTTCGGAGTCGACGCCAACTTCGCCTTGACTTGGCCGTTGGTCAGGAACGCCGCCGCACCCGTCAACGCGTTGTCGATTTCCACTTCCTTCACAAGTCCAGTGACCATGGCCCACGTCGGCGCACCGCCGTTGCTGCCAATCGTCACCGAACCAATGCCGGACGTGTTGAGAATACCGGTCGGACGGTTAGAACCCGAACCAGAGATAGCGGCTCCGTCCATCGCCACGGCAATCGACGCGGCAAGGTCGTTACGCACCATCGTCTCAACGTCCATCGACGACTGCAACATCAAGCGACGGCTGTAGTCGACATACGCGGCAAGCGTCTTCGGCGACAACGTAACCTGATCAAAGGTCATGTTGCCCTCGGTCGGGGCGCTATTCTCACCAACCCAATACGAAGTCGCACCGGCAGTCTTACGCGGGATCGCCACGTTGCCCTGCAAGCCCGTCAGGAATTGTGCGCCCAACGTGTTGAGGACCATCTTGTTACGCAACACGTCGATAAACGAACCGGCCAAAAGGTCGGTCGCAACCGTGTAACCGGCTTTCGACGTACCCGACGCAATCGAAGTCGTAAGGTCACGCTTCAGCACGTCCACCGGAACGGTGATACCACGGCTGTCGCGGCCTTCCTTCTTGGCGGCTGCCTCGGAAACCTCAAACTCGAAGCGGGCATCTTCCTGTGCGCGGCGATCCTGCGGGTTCGAAAGGGCGCGAATGGCCTTCACGAATGAGAATGAACGCGCCTCGCGGTCGGACAAACCAACTTCAATGTCGACATTAAGCGGCTTGGACGCCACCTTGTCGAGCAACGCACCACGGAATTGCTCAATGGACGCACCCTCACGAACGGCAGACTCGCCAAGTTCGCGCTGGTTGTGACGGGCGGCAAGGTCCATGATCGCCGAAACGCGGCTGCGCTCGGCCTTCATGCCGTCTTCGCGGACGGCTTCGTTGTTAACTTCGCTCATAATTTGTACCTTCGGTGAATGTGAAATAACTTCCGGTTTCGGCGTTTCCGCCATGCTTCGGCCTACGCCGACGCTAGTATCTGCCGGAATGGACACGATACTAATTTCGAGTGGCGACCAACTGGTTGCGCGGTAAACCTCCCGGCCATCACGCTTCCCGTCAGAAACCATCTCGTTAATGACGTATCCAACAGACACGTTCCCACGTATCCCGTCTTTCACGTCTTGCCAAATTTCCTCGGCTCGTTGGCTTTTCCCAAAGCGAACGACGGCGCGTGCAACACGATCCGAACCCAAGGAAACCATTTCGACCACGCCGATTTGGTCGGCGGGATCATGGTCGACCAGTAGCGGCGCACGGCCACTACCGATAAACGATGAATCTATCGCACCGGGCGAATGGTCCAGCACTTCCATACCCCAACCGCGCTCGACGGCGGCTTCGCTGGAAAATGCCAAACTCACCCGGCGGTCGGCGTCCTGCACCGACTCGCGTTCAAATACCGCGCTGCGGAATACGCGTTTCTCCGGGCCTTTTCGTTTGGCCGGTCCTGCGTAATCTTCCTCCCACGGCTCATTACCGTAAACGTCTTTCGGACGCTCACCGATCAACTCGGCTTCATCCTCGGCGGCTTCCTCGACCGCTTCGATGGCGGCTTCGGCTTCCTCGGATTCGTCCATATCCATTAGCGATTTTTCGAATGTTACGGTTACAGTCGCTTCGTCCTCGACGACAGCGATAACGTGTCTTTGTTGGTCCATGTTCCGACCCTCGCTTTCCTCGGCATCTAACAGCCGGTCTTTTTCATTTGCCCATGCGCGGCCCGGATCGCCGCCCCATAACGCCCATGCAATCCGGCCAGCCGACGGGTATTCATCTTCCCCCGGCGACCATCCTTCGCCCTGTTTATCGACTTCGTGTCTTGCAAAGTACGAAACCATGCGCCGGACAGTTTCCGGTGATAATGTAACACGGTTTTTTATATCACGCGCCCTAGCGACGCCGACGGCGGTTCCGCCCCGCCCGAATTCCTCGCGCCAAGCCAAGCCGCGCTCGGCTTCGTCGGCCATGGTCGCGGTCGGTTTTAGATCGACTGCCACGTTACGCCCACATCCGACTCGGAGTCACCGGATACACGCGGTACGGCTCCAACTCCGGGGCTTCGTCTTTGGTTCGCACGTTGACATGAAATCCCGCAAGCGGGGCCATCTCGGGTACGTCGCCCTCGGTCGTGTTAACGAATTGCCCGGTTGGTTTATATATGACACCGATCATGTCAACAGCCGGGTATTTTGTTAACTCGTAGCCCTCTTGCGCTTCGATGCCGTTCTCGGGGTCGGCTTCAACTGCCCCCACCACGT